AATGAAAGGCGATGCCGAACTATGCAGGAAACTTTTACCGTTTCTGCAGAAATACGCAAAACATCACGACGCCTGTACTAGGCGTCAAATATACAACGGGGCCTTGTGCCCCATAACGCATCATAGGCCGGGTGAAAAATGCTCACCTCAATGTTCAAAAGATAATGGCCGGAAGATGGCGTAAACTCTGGCGAAAAATCTGGAGATACATATTCAATGTCAAGCCCAAGCCGAGCGATGTTCGGAGTACCGACGAGCGGGACATCATCAGCAAAATCAACAAAGAGACCTAGCGCCGAATGGGCGCAAATAGTAGCCGCTGCAATTGCGGCATACTCAGCCTGGTCAACAAACAAAAAGCGGCAAAAATTCGCCGCAGGAATGAGCAACACTGCACACCAAAGGGAGGTCAGAGACCTCAGAGCAGCAGGGCTCAATCCAATCCTAAGCGGCATGGGCGGCCGGGGAGCATC